TGATCGAGAAGGGCGGCACCGTGGCGCAGGCCATTGCGAACGCGATCAAGCGCATGAGGGCGATGAAGCCCGATGCGACCGCCGAGCACGAGAAGGCCATCGAGGACCACATTCGCAACGCCGTTGGCGAACCGAGGCCAACTGAGACCGCGAAGGCTGCCCCCGTCGAGAAAAAAAAGGAAGCGCCGGTAGCCGCGAAGCCTGAAAAGGCACCGGCCAAGACGCAGGCCTCCAATTACGGAATCGCAGCGAGGGTGACGGCGGCGCGGGCGGCGAAGGGCGACATCAAGCCCGTCGAGTCAGGTGAGGGCACCAGCGGCCCGGAACAGGTCGAGCGCGGGCGTGAGCTAATCAAGGAGGGCAGGAGCGCGCAGGCATCGCTGGACGCTTTCAGGAAGGACAAGAAGCTGTCGGGCGACGACATGGCCCTTGTGCGCGCCCACGGAGAGGACCTTGCGCAAGCGGCTAAGGATGCCTTCGACAAATACGGAATGAAATCCGCAGAGTACAAGGCTGCGGCGAAGGCCGATTCCGACTGGCCGGCGGCCATCAAGCCGATGCAGACCGAGTGGCACAAGATCGGCGAGGCGCAGCAGGGCGAGACCGAGATCGACACGGGGAGCTTCCACGGGATGCGCCGGGCGTTCACCGAGGCCACGGGCCGCGACTTCACGCCCGAGCAGGCCGACAAGGCGGAGAAGATTTCGGGGCAGGTCAAGAAGGCGCAGGACTCCGCCGACGCCGCACGCGACAAGTTGCTGAAGGCCATCAAGGAGCAGGTCCCCGAGGAGGCCGCGCCGAAGCCCGACATTGGGAGGCTGACCAAGTATTTCGACGACCGCGCCGCCGAGGCAAGGCAGCGCCTCAAGGACCGTTCTGCGGGCAAGATTGCGTCGGCGAATCCGCTCATTGCCGACTTGGGCGACCGCGCCATCATCGGGGCCAGCTACATCGTCCACGGGGCTAACAAGGTGGCTGATTTTGCCAGAAAGTGGCGCGACGAGTTCGGCGACACGACAGACCGCGACATGATGGCCATCTGGAAGGCGTCGAATGAGGAGCACCAGAAGGGGGTCGAGGGCATCGTGGGGGCGGGTGTCGCCGCCAAGACCCGGGCCGCGAAGCCGACGAATCCCGTATGGGACGCCGCCAAGCGGTACATCGACGCGGGCGAGACCTCTTTCGACGACGTGCGCCACAAGGTTGCGACAGACCTGGGGCTTCCCGTGGCCGAGGTCTCGCGCAGGCTGGCCGAGCCCAAGGCGCTTCGGACGGTCACGAACGAGATGTACCAGAAGATGGCGGCCCGCAGGAACATCATCAGCAACGCAAAGAACTGGCTGGAGAACCAGCAGGCGCCCGGTTGGCTGCGGGCCATCAAGGCGCTCCCCCGGGCCGCCTTCGCCGCCGCCACGTTCGGCCACGGATCGGTCGGCATGGTCACGCACTCCGCGGTCAACGCATTCAACCCCGGAGCATGGAGCACATACTTCCCGAATTTCTTCAAGCAGTTCAGGATGATGGGATTTCACGACAAGGGGGCGTACCACGAGGCCGCGATCCAGAACCTCATCCGGGACCCGAACTTCACGACCGCCCGCCGCGCAGGACTCGCCAACGACCCGTCGCGGATCACGGGCGACTACGAGAAGGCGTGGACGGGACCGTTCTTTGCCCGCGTGGGGCTCGCGGGCGTGCGCGGCTTCGACACGCTGAAGCTGTTCCGCCAAGACCGCTTTAACTCGATATGGGAGAATACGCCCAAGAGCCTCCAGACGCCCGAGATGGCGAAGATGGTGGCGATTGGCATCAATCACGCGACGGGCATCGTCGGAGGCCAGATTCATCCGGGCGCATCGACGCTCTTCTTCGCCCCTAAATTGGAGGTGTCGCGCTGGGCGTTTATGATCGGCGACCAGGCGAAGGCGAGTAAGACGATCCTCAACTGGAAGAACGAGACCCCCGAGGCACGCCAGAACGCCCTCGCCACCGTAAAGCAGTTTGCGACCATCACCGGCACCTACGCAGGGCTTCTGGCGATCAATCAGGGGCTACTCTCTGCGGCGGGCAGCGATCAGAAGGTGAACTTCACAAACCCCAAGCAGGGGGACTTCCTCGCGTTCAAGGCTGCGGGCTACCGTCTCGGCATCGTGTCTCCCATGATCGGCATGGTCCGCCTGTTCGCGGAACTCCTGCATGATTCGGTGGGCGACCGCAGCACCTTCGAGAAGCTGGACAGCCGCGCCGACGAGATCGAAAAGGACACGGACACCTACATCCGCCAGAAGTTCTCGCCCATCGCCACCGACGTGGCCGACGTGGTTTCACAGGCCGATTACGCAAAGCGCCCGCTGCCGTTCTCTTCGGACAAAGTGCCCCCGTATCTGGCCAAGCAGGGCGTCGGCAAGTACACCTACCCCGAGTGGCTTACGGAGAGGGCGGCGCCCATCCCCGTCTCCGAGGCCGCCCGCGAGGTCTGGAGGAAGCAGGGCATGAACGAGACCGACATCCATCATTGGCTAAACGCGCTCACGGTGGCCTCCGTCATGGGAAGCACGGGTGCGAGGCTTAACGGCGACACGGAGCCCGCCAAGCCGCCCTCATATGAGCCTCCCACGCGGAAGCTATTTGGAACTCCACATTGAGGCATTTAACCCATAAACAGCACTTCCATGGCCGACGACCCAACAGCATCCAATTTCATCAGTGACACGGCGCAGGAGCTTGGGCCGGTTCCACAGACCCCGAATGACCCCAAGGTGCCATTCCAGAGCAGCTTGAAACTGACGGGCGAGCAGGAAAAGAAGATGATCGAGCACGCCTTTAAGCGCATGACGGGCATTTCCAACGAGCTAGGGCGCGACCAGACGTTGCAGCCGACGTGGTGGGCCAATCTTGCACCCTCCCCGAATATGCAGAGCGCCGCGCAGGGTTTCTTGCAGGCGAGCACGTTCTTGGGCAAGCGCAGCCGCTTTGACGCCACGTTTATGAATGACGTGTCGTGGCGCCCGTGGACGATGGGCGTCGATAATATCTTCATGTCGTCAAATATTGTGGTGCCGCTGGCCCGCCGTATCTGCCGCCAGATGATCGCCCGTGCCAAGAAGTCATTCTTTGGCTCCGATCCGTGGGTATCCGTTGAGCCCACCCCCGGCCTTGGCGACCCAGTTGAGGAGGAGCAGGCAGAGCGCATCGAGCGTTACGCCCGCTTCAAGCTAAAGGAGTCCAACTCCAAGGGTGCCATGGGTCGCGCCATTGCGCAGGCGCTTATCCTGGGGGAGTGCGCCGTAAAGACGACGTACATGGTCAGGGACCAGATATTCGACGCCGATGCCGAGGTTCTTACCGATGTGACAGGCGAGCAGATTCGCGCCAATGACGGCAGCACGATCACCAAGGACGATCAGTGGAAGGACGCCGAGGACGGGCTTGGGACGCAGGTTCTTGCCCGAGACGGCATCACGCCGAAGCCCGAGGCCCCAATCTTCACGAAACAAACCCTCAATCGCCGTCAGGTTCTATTCGAGGGTGCCGTTTCCGAGCCCATCTACTACAAGGACTTCCTGTGCCCGCTGACGGCTACGGACGTGCAGACGGCGGATTGCGTCTGCCATATCTACGACAAGCAGGTTTCCGAGTTCGTGGATCTGGCGGTCAAGCGCGGCATGGTCGATAACACGCAGGAGGGGCGTCAGGCGGCAGCGCAAAAGATGATCGCTCTCGTGCAGGCCATGGACAGCAACAACGCCCAGCCCAAGGCCGCGGTCAACATGGCGATCCGCCCGAATGAGAACTTCACCCCCATGCCGTCAACTGCGGGCGATACGGGCGGTCCCGTGGCCGAGTTCGTGGAGTTCTACCTTTGGTACGACGCCAACGGCGACGGCGTGGCGGAGAACATCTGCCTCATTTGCGACCGCAAGAGCCAGCTTCCCATCTATTACGATCACGTCGCCAATGTGGCCGTGGACGGTCTTAGGCCGATCGAGATTGTGCGCATCAACGGCATCGAGGGCCGTTGGTACGGTCTTGGCATCATCGAGCTATTCGAGAGCTACCAGACGATCGTGGACCTGATGGTGAACCGCTGGAACTTCTCCAACAGCCGCGCCGGCAGCGTCCACCTGTGGAACCCGAAGAATACCCTTGAGGGCGACCGCGACGGTTCGCTCAAGATGAACTTCGGTGGGACGTACACCAAGAAACCGGGCGTAAAGGCCGAGGACGTTATCGAGGTCGTCTATCTGAATGACACGAAGTTTGAGCAATTCCAGACGCTCGTGCAGTTCTTCATGCAGCTCGCCATGAATGAGAGCGGTGTCACCAACGCCAACGATGGGCAGGCGGCGGGACTCGCATCGTCCAAGCTGGCTACGGGCATCATGCAGATCGAGCAGTCGGGCGATGAGCTATTCATGCCCATCATCGAGGACTTGGCGGAACCCTTGCAGAACATCGTGAACCGCGAGGTTAGCATCATCCTGGCCAACATCGACGAGGCCGAGGTGTTCGCCTATATGAATGGCGATGACGCGGGCATAGGGCAGATCACCCCCGAGGACGTTAAGGGGCTTCGCTTTAGGGCGGAAATCGAGCTTACAACGCATAAAAACCAGCAAATTCTGCAACTTTCCGCGCAGGCCATTGCGCTCGTTAAGGACTTCTACCTGACGACGCCGCCGAACGTGCAGCCGCTTGTGGTCGGGATGTACCGCGACCAGTTGCGGATCCTGTGCCCGAAGTGCAACCCCGAGGAAGTCTTGAAGGTGCAGGCCATGCCGCCGATGCCGATGCCGGGAGAGGAACCGCCAGAGGGCGGTGGGTCCACTCCTGCACCGTCTCCCGCTGGACCGCCCAAGTCTCCCGTGACCGCAGCGGCCCAGGGTGGCCTCCCCGCGCAAATGACGCAGACTACGCGCCAGCCCGCAGGGATGCAGAAGATGGGCGGGACGCAGGTGTGATTATTCTTGCTTGACGAGGGTGCTGTTCTCGCCAAGTTGGGCACCGATGCACACGATTACGCTCCCCGAGCCCGTCACGATCTCCTCAACGGATACGATCAAAGCTGGCGGGTACATAGCCGAGAACCTGAATGGGGCGCAGCTTATCGCCCGTTGCGGTGACGGCACAATGACCCCGCTCACGGAAACCCGCCCCTTCGACGAGACGAAGGACTGGAACGGAAAGAAGATTCTCCTTGTCCGCGCTGGCGGCTTTGGCGACTTGGTGAACCTGACGCCCGTGCTGCGTGAGTTGAAGAAACGCTGGCCGAACATCATCATCGGCGTCTCCTCCATGGGCGACTACGGCACGGTGCTGGAGAATCTGTCCTTTGTGGACAACATCCTCAAGTACCCCATTTCCGTCGAGGTCGCCAACAGCTACGACGCTTGGATCTTCTTCGAGAAGGCCATCGAGAAGAATCCCCGCGCCGAGAAGGTCCACATGACCGACCTTTTCGCTGAAATCGTGGGGCTCAATAAACCCCGTGTAGAAGGGCGTTTCCTTAGTGGATTGGCGGGCAACTCGGTAGATTGGACGGACTCGAAAAAGCCTGCGTACTGCGTCACGGGACCAGAGGCATCCTGGGCGCAAGTCCAATTTCCCCGCAAGCCCGGTGTCCGCCGCCTCGTGGTGCAGGTTGGAACATCCGCCGAGTGCCGCGTTTATCCGATGTGGTATCTTGAGCAGGTCGTGAACGAACTGGCAAAGGACGGGTGGGAGATTTTCCTGATAGACAGGCCAGGAACCCTGAGCGTCCAGTCCACCGACAAGATCAAGAATCTGTCGGGCATGGGGCTCACGTTCCGCCAGAGTGCCGCAGCCCTCAATACCGCCGATTGCTTCCTTGGCTCCGATTCGGCATTTGCGCACGTCGCGGGGGCATTGGACATACCCGCAGTCGCCCTTTTCGGCCCGTTCCCGTGGAAGCTGCGGACGGCCTACTCGCCATCGGTTCACGCCATTCAGGGCGTTGGCAAATGCTCACCGTGCTTCCATCACGCAAACCCCTCGCGGCGCGGAGACGAGTTCCCCAATAACTGCCCCTCAAGGGACAAAGTTTGGCCGGGGCAGCAGATTGACCCGAACCGTCCCGATATGCCGCTTAGAAAGGGCTACTGCGAGGTGCTTGGCGGCAACGAGTCTGCCACAACGCACAAGATCACGGGCGGCATCGAGCCCAAGCGCGTCATCGCCATGGTCAACAAGACCGCCAAGAAGCAACCGCTGGAAGTCGTGGAGTAGTATGAAAAATAAACTCACGCCAGATGCGCGAATGAAAGCGCAGGCAAAGGCCGCTAAATTCCTAGCCAGTTACAGCAACAGGTTGCCGCCAGCGAAGGAGATTAAGTTCAATACGGGTAAGCGATATAGTCCAAAACCCAGATAGTATGAAGCATACGTTTGAGGGCGGGATTGTTGCCGAGTCTAATGACGGCTATGGGGATGAATTTCTGCGCGGCATGGTGTGGGACCATGAAGCGGCAGAAAAAAGGATCAGGGATGCGCTTATTGCTCCGTGGAAAGACGAGCTAATCCGCACGCAGCGGGCACTCCTGTATCTGATCGTAAAGGCTGGCGGCGAGGTTCGTGTGCCAGATCACGTTATCATCAAGGGAAACCCTGACGTTAGCACTTGGGAAATGCACCGCGACGAATTCACGCAGGAAACGGTGCTACGGGTGCCAAATCATTTATGAAGCGCAAAATAAATAAGAAGTTCACACCACCGCATCCCATAGAAACCTACGGGATGGCTTACTTCGATAAGCCCTTGGAACATTTTGATGCCTACCTCAAGAAGTACCTTGGGGGAAAGCACAGGCTGCGCGTTAATATCCTGCGGTTTCTGTCCGAGAGAATCGCCATCGAGAAAGGAAAGTGTCAGTATTCCGAAAGGGACATAAAGGATAAATTTGAGGCGCAACGCAAAGGTTACGATGCCCTTCAAGCCGACCGCGATGCCCTCGCCGCCAGGTGCGTTGAACTAAACGGCAAGGTCGCAGCCCTTGAGAACATCAAGGCCGAGCGCGACAAGGCCCTAAGTTCCATCGTCAGGCTGCGGCACATGATCGACCAACTCTACGGTGAATCCATCGACCAAGTGGCGAAATCGCTATGAGCGACACCGTTTTCCTTAATCCTAGCAGCGGTTATGCCGATCGTCTAAAGGCCGCGATAGCAGCCTTTAAGAAGGCCGTTGATGAATGGGATGCGAAAGAGCTTGCCCGCATGGAAA